GACTCGATTGCATCCGAAGCTGCCGAAGTGAGATCAACACCCACCTGCTCGGTAACAATGTTGTCCTCGGCCGCGGCCAACGCGAAGTTGGTCTGATTGGCGCGAGCCGTAGTACCGACACCAAATTCAAGATCGGCGTCATCCGCAAGGCCGCCGCCACCAGCAACAGTGGCAATGATTAGGCCAAGTGGAAAGACAAGGTGTGCCCCCACGATGATAATATGACCGACCGGGAACGTATAGAGGGGTACCGTTCCCCACATCGCGTCCGTACCGGGTGTCGTGCCGTCCGTCATCGTCATCGCGACGTTGGTAAGCGAGATAACCGTCTTGTGCATCGCGGCGTTACCGCGCTCCACAAGAGACAGGCCCGCTGCCGTTCCGATCGTACCGTAACTATTCAACACCGTATCAGGGTCATAACCCTGGTTACCCCGCTGCGTCGCAGCAATCTCATTCACCAAACGCTTCCAGTCTCGGAAGTCCGGGGCCGCGTTATTGTTATTGTCGCTATCACGATTACCTGAATCGCCGTCCCAGATCGCCGAGGGGAACGTGGCTGCACTATCAAGACCCATGGTATTACTCCTTGTTTTTAGTTAGTCGTCGCCCTGCATCGTCCAAATCATCGTGATCGTGCCACTAACCTTAAGTACGTCGGGTAGCGGCCCGTGATCAGTGTCATCAGTAGCAGAAGTCACATTTAATCTCGCAACTACAGCACTCGCGGAACCGTCGATGAATGACGAAGCCGCTGCTGGCGAAGACTCGATAGCGGTAGACGCACCACCGGTTAATGCCGCCGCTACAACTAACGGAACAATGTCGTCATTCGTTGTAATCGTGTGCAGGTCAAAATCATTTGCGTCACCCCGAGCGACTGATCCGACACCGATTTCCAATTCAGCCGTGTCTTTGATACCCGCACCACCGCCGGTGGTGGCTTCGAGTCCACCTACGGGATAAACTTGGTGTCCACCGATGATGATTACGTGACCCGCGGGGAACGTATAAAGGGCTTTCGTGCCCCAAGCAGCGTGAGTTGCTGGCGTGGTCCCGTCTAACGTACTGACTTCGACTTCGTCCAAAGTCATAATGGTCTTGTGTACCGCACCGTTGCCGTACTCTTTGACCGTCAGACCCGTAACGGTCGCCAACGTACCGTACGTATCGAGTGCCCGATCTGGGTCGTAACCTCCCAGACTCCTTTGCGTTGCGGCAACCTCATTCACTAACCGGGCCCAATCCCTCTGATTAGGTGCTCGTAAAATTCCAGAGTCACTATCGTGATCATTAGTGTCGCCGTCCCAAATCGCCGCAGGGTACGTTGTGTCGCTATTTACGCCCATTAGTTCTCCTCGCCTCTTACAGGTTTGCGAGCATCACCCTGGTTATCAGGATTTTGACTCTGTTGTTTGTCCGCCCGAGCTTGGTTACCAGCTTCTAAATCGCCAACACCACGCGCCGTTTCACTCGATTGTGCTTCTTTAATTCGCAAAATTCGTGCCGCGTGGTCTGCTTCAGCTTTCGGAACTTCTACTTCTGCATTATACCCGCGGGCCTCAGATGCCGTCTCATTACTGACCAACCCATGTTCAAGGTCACCATGGATGACTTCAGGATCAGAGGACGCATATGCTGCTACCCTGATTTCCGTAAAAACTTTCTCTAATTGATCCTGCGGTATCTTCGTGTCCAATAGTTTCTTGGTGATTAGTACGGAGATTTCCTTTTGAGCCGTCTTAGATGGAGTTTTTAGCATCATTTCATATAATTTCGACGCCTCTTCGAGGCGTTGCATGTCACTCTTCAACGAATAACGCTCAGGATAGTTGATTGTGGCGACTTGATCACTCGATTCATATGCATTGAAGTCCGCCGCAAGCTGGCGTTCGCCTTGAGCTAAAACCAGACCAATGAGGCTGAGACCGCTTTCTAGGCCGTGCTCATCGAACTGTTTGGCTTCCGCAGAAGCGTATTTCGGCTGGACGGTACTCAGGGAAAGCTGAACCAACGTCCGAATATCCTCTTTCAGCTTCGCTTGTTTCAGCATTGAAGCTGTAAGCGGCTCTGACGATGGGTTAATGAAGTCCGGTTGATTCAATCCTTTTTCATAAGATCGGCCAGAGGTTCCGCCGACTTCGATTTCATTATCAGAACCATCCTCAGACTCTTCGCTTTTCAAGTGTGGAGATATGGTTCTTGATTGTTGCTCGACGTAGAAAGGAAAGTTCGCTAAAAGGGTGAAGGCGATATCCGCCGACTCCATATTGAGGAGTGCGATTTGGTGGTCAGCAACATCCTGTAGTAATGACCGGTCCAGTTCGAAAAGTGTGAACGGTATTCTCGAAAGTTGGAGTTCAGTCGGCTTGTCAGTTGGCTCACCGTCAAGATCAATTTGTACCCCACCTGCGTCAAAGAATCGTGCAAGTATAACGCCATCCTCACGAGTCAATAGACGAAAGCGTACTGAGTCTTTTTCTGGGAGGTGGTACATATCATCGTAAGTTAAATAACTTTCACGAAGAAGCAACATATCATACTCGTAAGCGTCTCCGCGTCGAGACATCCTCCAGTTACGAATATCCTCTGCCCTGTATCGGTAGTAGTATGGCTGGGCACTTTGCGTCTGACTCACAGTGGGCGTGCCCTGGATCACTGGCATATCCACATAGACTCCAACTTTTCCCATAAAGAGGAGTTCAGGTAAAACTTCTGTGCCGATGAAGTAATCCATTGTAGCACCTTTGAGGTCTACACCACCCTGTTTACCGGCAATAACCTCTTTATAGAGTGGGCTGCACCCGATTCGGGAAATATCGCCCATCCGTTGGAAGATAGAGTTTTTAATATCATTGACTGCTGCGGTAGCGAATCCCGGTATCGGTGTGATTAACCGACGAACCTCAAAATCATCGTCGTCTTCACGTGAAGTGTAACTCTGAAGGTACGTATCACGAAAATTAGTCCCGCCTTCCCACACGTTTCGGAACTTATCCCAATCGAGATAAGTAGCCGCGTACTCAGGATGCACTGAAGACTGAATATTAAAAGAAGGTTTTTCGTCCGGCATTTTGTTTCCTACAGGAAAGTACCAATATCCTGGTTAGTGGTAAAACTTGCCGCCAAGGGTAACGCAATTTCAGCGTAACATCGGGCATGACCGAAATGGTCGGGACCAATATTGACGTAGTGACTCACAGGATTATCGTACCTATCTTTTGTATAACGTCTGACTAAACTCTGGATGTGGTCGATATATTCTTGAGAAGTATTTTGCGGAATACGGATAGTCTTGGTACGAAAACGGTTTAATGCTACGTCTAACCACGAGGTACGATCAACCGTGATGATGTGTGCATCTGGGTCCGGAGCGATGCTAATCGCTTTTTTTTGCTGCCCACGACCATAGAAGCATAATTCAACGTGACCGTAAAACTGACACGCAAATTCGTAGGCCATCCGACGGTCAGGTTGAGCATCAACGACGCACTTAATTACCTGCCACTGACGCATTAGGTCGTGAAGTTCGGAGAAATCAACACATTTCCCCTCAGAGAGCACTTCGCATTCAGCCACCATATTGAGGTCGTTACCCAGTTTCGGAAAACGCCAGGCGTCAATCTCGTAATGTAACCAACGACCTTGATCCACACCCATCGTGATCAGAACATCTTTGGGAGCAGGATCTTCTTTACGTCGTGGGCCAATTACGGCTTTAATTTCAGAATCGGTGATTTTGGTGCCTTCAACAACATGCGGAAGGCCCATCTTACTATTGAAGAATTCCTGTTCGCTGGGCTTATCAATCAACCCCTCGAAGTATTTTCGGGCGATATCCGCCGGTGGGCGGGCAATCGAGTAGAGTTGGTTGATATAGAAACCACGGTCGTCGTGTTTTGAGTTACCGAAAGCCACCCACTCAGCATTATTAACACCAAGCCACTCACGTTTAGTCTCGTGCGGAAGCAAGCCTTTACACTTCGTGCAGATTAGGTGACTGTCTTTGATTCTGGGATCATCTTTGTTATCTGCTGTGACTACGACCGAATCTGGCCAAATTAGCTCACCACGGAACCCACAGCGTGGGCACTTGAAAACATAGTGTTCTTGGGTCGTCCCCTGGAAAACCAGGTTAATTCCACGGTTCGGTACTGTTGGTGTGGATATCTTCCACATTTGCGAATCAGGTTGCCCTGATGTTCGCTCTTCCGCCAACGCAATATTATCTTTATTCATTTCGTCAACCTCGTCCATTGCAATAAAACCGACTGGAATTGACTTCAATCCCGATCGGCTGTTGCTTCCGCGAATATAGAGGTTGGCGGCGCCAGCCCGCTTGTGACCGACATTCTTTACGTTACTGAATAGTTTAGAGAGGTGTGGCGACAGTTCTAAGGCGATATCGAACCTGGCTGCTGAGAATTCCGAAGCGTCCGGAGTTTTGGAAGGGAGGATATAGAGGCAATCGCGATGTTCGATATCAATCTTAAAGAACGTAATGTCTAAAAGAGTCTCGGTGTAACCCATCTGCGCGGCTTTTTGTCCGACATTGATCGTAGCTAGAGAATCATGCATCGCCAACGTCCACGGCGCGGGGCCGGGTCCCCACTTACCAGGGAAGGGCGCTGGCATAATTCTATAATTTTCCGCCCACTTAGATGGAGAAGTGATAGACTGACGCTGGAGGCCACTGGTTATTGTATCTCGGAAAAGATCGCGCAGATCGGACATTATTTAACAACCTGAAGTGCAATTCGCGGTACGGGGAATCATGAAACGTTTCATCGTTACTCCTCTAGGCTCTGTAAGTAGTACCAAAGAAACAGTGAAAAGAGTGATGACATTGTAACCAACGCCATCGTTTTGATTGTAAAATCAAGAATACCATTATACGGTACTATAAAAATGACAGCTACCGCAGACAGCCAATGCGCTAAACAGTACGGGCAACTAAGCAACTTTCTTAACCAGGCAATTCCAATATTATTTCGGACGGGACGGAAGATATACGTCTTACCGATGGTTAAACTTATGGAAGCAATGGCCATTGCGGTGAAGATGAAGTTTATCATTGTATGTCCGCCTGTTACTTGGTGTTTTCTTTCAATTTATCTCTAATTTCTTCAAGAAGCAACTTGATAAGTACTCGGGCCGGCTGTTGCCCTTTTAATTTTATAACTAAGTCCTTACTTTTCACGATGATAATCGTAGGAATCGTCTTGATGTCTAAATTCTTGAAAATATCGGGGTCCTTGTCGGCGTCGTAAACCGTGAACTCGTAGCCCATCTTTTCGAGGCTCTTAATCACTTTACTCTGTTGTTGACATTTAGGACACCAATCGGCGGTGAAGTAATAGTTACCGACCGGCAACTCGGGTTCGGCCGCATACGTGGGAATGGGCCAGATGATTGCAAAAATTACACATAGAGTAATAAAGACTTTGAAGTTTGTCATTTTCACTTTGAGGGTAGGTAGATCCAGATGAAGAAACCGGGAACACTTATCGGCCAGACTACACCAAACAACGCGGAGAGTACGCCCCACACTATAATTTGTTGTTCATGTTTGAATAATCCCATGAACAAGAAAGTCGTGCTCATGGTAATGCCAGCCAACAGGCAGTAAAGTGCGACTAAGATCGTAATTACCATAGTTTGTACGTCTTGGGTTGAAAGCCTTCGAGATCACATATTGCGTAACTATCCGCATATTCTTTCACCATTTGGTGTATGACGTCTTTACCAACCCAAATGGACCCATTTGGTTGTTTGTTGCGTGTAGGTCCCTTGACCCAATTCTCGCCGTGGCTATTCATTAAACAGCCGCCGGGTCGTTTGTGTCGATCGTCTATCCCGACTAGTAGCCAAGCGTGGTACCATGTGCCTTTTGGTTCGCAGAAGCCGTCTTTATCCCGTAAGGCTCCGCTCCAATTGGTTTTACCATCAAAACCTACGCTACTGCCGATGACTACTGGGTACAAATTTCTAATAGCATCTCGGGCTTCTCGCCAGGTAGATACCTTGACAAGTTTACCAACACGGTGCTGACGTCCCGCATTCAACAACCAAGAAGGGATGCCGTCCTCTAATGCGACGGCGTTCATGTAGTCGTAATTCGTGAAATTAAACTTTTGCTCCCCAAGTTCGTATTCTTGGCGAAACAAGG